TACCAATCCTCCTAAACGAATCATAATTATTTCTTTTTATTTCCTAATCTTTCATGCATTGTATCAGTGCTGATATCTGCAATTTCATAGTAACGATTTAAGATGTGACCCATATCTTCATATAAAGAATGTAATCTCTCATCCATTGCTTTTGCTTCTAATGCGAATTTATCAAATGATTTACCCATTTTATCTAATTCCTGCATATTTCTTTTTACAGTCACATTATCAAACCAATCACCACTCTCTCTTAGCGTCATTTCTTTTGCAGCCTCAACAATAGCACCTAATGTGTTTGCAACCTCTGTCATATCAGATTGTCTTTTCATTTGGTCTTGGAAAGTGTTGTAAGTAGAAATGATTTCTAAGAAGTGTTTTTTAACTTCAGTAGATAATTTTCTATCTTCTAAGTTTTCAGCTAAGCTGAATTTACCATTAACTATTTTTACTTCTTTCAAGTTAGTCTTACGGATATCATTGTATGCTTTAGCTACAGTAGTTCCTTTTGGTGCATCAACTTTTAAGGTTATCTTATTGTTGTGTACATAATCGTATATGTCGAAATTCTTTGCCATTATTATGCTATTTCAGTTATTATTTCTCTCATTAAATCCTGTGCTTTGCAGTACTCACCACAAACATCAGTTCCTATTTGTTGTAAACCTCTATTGACAGATTCGTTTACAGGCACCATAAATGCACCATGTGTAGATGGATTGGAAACAAAATCCCAACCAATCAATTCAAAGTCATCCTGAACCTTTACTTTACCTTCTCCGATATTAGTTACCGAACCCATACCTCTTGATGAGATACCTAATAGGATTCCAGCTTTCAATAATTCTTTTAAGATGTTACCAGATGGTGTTGGTAGAATTTCTACTGTACCACACAAATCATCCCCTTCCCAATGGATTTCTCTTACGTTATGAGATACGTTTTTTAAATTAATTACAGTAGAATCCGGATGGTCTAATTCACCCAATGCTCTACGTTCTTTAATTAGTATTTCGTATTTCTTAGCTTCTCTCATTAAGATTTCTCTAGGATATACTCTACCATTTTGGTTTTCCGCAGATGCTCTTTGTAGAATACCCTTTACTAAGGTTCTTCCTCCTTCATCTTCATTTACCTTACCTTCGAATAGGTTTGTTTCTATTAAGAGTGATTTCATATTATATTCTTATTTCTTAGATTCCATTTTGCTTCTTATTTTAGAAGCCATTGTACCTAATTGAGATTTATCAATACCTAAACTATCAACTACTTGTGCTACTAATTGTAACTTTTGTGTTGGGTTTAGTTTTGCATCTTTAATTTTATCAATTGCTTGAGATAATTTCATTTTAATTGCTGCTGGAATTGTTACGTTTGGCAATTCCGTAGCTACTGATTCTTTCTTTGAAGCTCTTAAATCTGCCAAATCATCACCTTCGATATCACCATCCTTATCAACATCTAATTTATGCTGTCCACCAGTTAGTTCTTCGTTTTTCTCACCCTTACCATTCCAAGCAGTATCAATTTTATTAAAGAATGCTTTCTTTTCATCATCATTCATATCATTGATACCTTTACCTGCTTTATCTAAAGCTTTTTGAAAGAATGCTTGATATTCTGATTCTTCAGTCATTACTTCCTTAACTAATTCTTTTAGTCTTTCTTTAGTGATTTTCATACTTTCTTTTTTGTTTGGTAGACCTTTATGTGATGTGGATGCGTAATCTTTTGCATCTTTATCAGTCATACTATCAGCTGCTTTTTCAACTTCTTTAGATGGTGCTTCCATGTCTCCTTTTTGTACTGCATGAACCATACCCATAAATCTTTGTTGTGCTTTTGATTGTGCTGGCATATTATAAAGTTCTAATTTTTTCTGAAAGATTCATTAATCTCTCTTTTATCTTATGTAAACTTTTATTTGTTCTTTTATAGTAATCATCTCTCTTAACACCATTCTCATTCTTTATCTTAGAGTACCAATTAACAAATTTCTCAACTTCACCTAATTGTTGTTTGATAGATGTTATACCTTTACTCATTTTAGCTTTAGGAGAGCTTTCTTCTTTTTTAATTGCTAACCAACGATTTTCGTTTAAGCTAGCCTCATCATCGCTCTTTGCTAATACCATACCACTCTTATCTGCAATTTCACCAGAATCACTACAATCAGTTGCAGTTGGTTTAATTTCTAATGGTTTTTTTGAATTAGCAGGTACATCGTTTTTCAACCAATCTTTTTCTTCACCAACAACAGTTGCTCCAGATAATTTAGCTAATTTAGCATTCTTACCAGCAACATCGGATGGTTTTGTAAATGGTGCACCAGCACTACTTGTTATTCCTTCTTCTAAGTCATCAACAACCTCACCACCAGTTACGTTAGCTAATCTTTTATTTTTCTTTGCAGTAGAACCTGGTTTAGAAAATGCTGCGGGTGTATTATATCCAGCCACATTACCAGTTACAGACATTTCTTCTAATTCTTTTTCAGATTGAATTTCTTTAACTATACTTCTGATTATTTCTTTTAATCTAGCTTCCATTATTTTAATTTAGATTTCAATTCTTTGATTAACTCATACGAAAGCATGATAGATGAAACCTGTCCATCAGATATACTCTTACCCATCTTCATCTTTTCTAAAATAGAAATAGTTTCAGATAATTTGATAGTAGTTACTTTATCTTGGATTTTAGCTTTGATTGATTTCAATTCAGCTACAATTTTTGGTAATTCTACTGAAAGATAATCTTTGAATTTAGATGTATTTGAGATATTGTTAATATATTCTTTTAACAAATTCTTTTGATTGCTATCTAAGTTAGTGTATTTTTTATTGAAAGTCTCAACAAGTATTTTATAGGTTAATAAACGTAGGTCTTTGTCTTGTTGCTTATAGGATTCGATTAATTTGGTATCTTCTATTTTGTTAGTTTTAGTAGATGGTCTAGCTATAATGTTCTCAATAAGAGTTACTTTAGAATTGAATATATCTTTAATATCGTAGTTTTCGGACTTCTTAGATTCAAATACTTTATATATTGATGCCAATACTTTATAATTTGTTATCGGAGATGAAAGAAATTGCTCTAATTCAAATTTCTCATTAATTTGCTTAATAAGATTATATTTTTCTTTAGAAAGTTTACCTTCATTTAATTTAGCATGTGCCTGTGATACAGTATCTACAAACATTTCTGCTTTGCTTTCAGAATTATACTTTTCTTTTAATAGTAAATCATAAAGACGTAATTCTTTATTTAATTCAGTTCCAGATGCAAAAAACTCTTTTACGATATTTTTTGCGTTCTCCGTTTTATCGCCATTAAGTACTTCCAATGTTATTTGTCTTACTAAAAGCTCAAATAACACCCCGGTATTCTTAACCTTAGAATGTTTTATTTTTTTCATTTATTTCCCTATAATTTAACCTATATCTATAAACTAACACATATAAATATAAACTTTTTAATGTTTATTAAAATTTACTGTCATCTAACAGGTTTTTTTCATCTAAAAGGTCTGATTTTTCAGATTTTTCACTTAAAATCCTCTTTTTTGCTGAAATTCCGTTTATATATTCTCTTGCTAATTTTTTACTTGATTCGATTGAACGAGTTTCTCTCTTTCGTTCTTTCTCATTTTCTTTGTTACCCAATGGGTCTCTACCATATGGATGTTTATCTTTACCATATGTATTTCCCTCTCTTGGTCTACCACCCTTATTATCCACAATCTCCTGCTTCATCTTTTGGATTTCTTCTTCTACATTTTGTTGTTCTGGTGGGTTTGCTGGGTCTTCTCCTTGCTGTTCGATTGAGTTGTAACGGAATCTATCTTTAAGGTCTAATACCATCTTAGCTCTCTCCATATCCATTTCATCCTCACTCATGCTGAATACATTGTGATATACCCAATCAGTAGATAACATATTCATTCCTTTGATATCAGTTGCTAATCTAACTTTCTCACTCCAAAGGTTTACTTTCTCTTGCTCATATATTGTAGATGAGTTGGTTAAAGTAAGTTGGAAGTTTGTCATTTCAGCATCATCAATACCTTGTCCAGCTAAGTGAACGATTGCTATCTTATATAATTCACTAACGATTGTTCTTTGAATTCTTTCGATTGTTCTAGCAAAACGAACATCTTCTGCAGCCAATGTAGCTTTACCATTAACGTTCTCATCATATGATAAGTAAGCTTTTGGAACTTTCAATGCTGCAAATAGTTTAGCTTTTAGATAATCGATATCTTCAACTGCTGCGTATTCTAATCCTTGTAAATTTTCAATTGATGTACCACTATCCCCGCCTCTAACAGGTAAGAAAAAATCTTCAGTAAGATTCTGAATATTGTATTTTAAGTTGTAATCACCACTATTTTTATCAACAAATGGAGTTTTCTTCATTTTGTTAATAATCTTTTGCATATAGTTATCAACCTCTTGCGGGTTAATATTACCAATATCAATTTTGAACACTCTCTTTTCAGGTGCTCTCATAATACGATGGATTAACATCGCATCTTCCATAAGTGATAATTGTTTCCAAACTCTACGACCATTTTCAATCATAGCCTTACCATATGGAAGGAAGTTCGTATCTGATAATAAACGGAAGTGAGCCATTTCATAGTTCTCATATTCCTTCTTACCAAATCTATCTAATTCAACTTTAAACTTAACATAGTTTTGATTCATTGGGTCAGTACCTTCCAATCTTTCCGTATTATATACAGAGTATGGAGTTACGTTAATAATACCCTTACCTTCTGCTATTTCTAATGCTAAAAAGAAATCACCATATTTTACCAAGTTTCTTACCCAAGGCCACAAATTGAATTCTATATTAACTACATCATAAAATAAGTTATGAAGTATTGCACTTACATTCTCATTTGATGATTTAATTTGTAATACATCACCATATTCATTCTTTGTAGTAGATTCATCAGCGTAAATATCTAATGCTGATGCTATAATCGGGTCATTATCCATAGCATCATAATCTCTAAAAAGTTCTCTACGAACCTGATGATATGCCATTGATTGTGCACCCTGATTAGTCTCATAATAAGACCTTTGTAACTTTGTATATCTATCTCTAAGATTTACGAAGTTTGTATTCATCTGGCGGTCATCAGTATCAACAACCTTACGTTTACCATCCTTATCAACGGTTACGATAGCTTGGGTTGAGAATAATTTCTTTAACCTTCCAAAAAAACTTCTATCATCTATTTCTTGTTCTGCCATAATTTATTATTAATTTCTACAAAATCCTATTTTGACATTATATAACATAAATATCGTAAAATATCAAAACACTATAACCATTGGGATAAATCTTCAAAATTATCACCAACTCTCATTTTCCAAGGGTTATCATCCATAGTATTACCACCACCATAAATACCATTATAGGTATTTGATGTAATACCACCTACCGCACTTTTAGTTAAATCAATACCTTCTTGTCTTAAACGAAGTGCCGTATCTCTAACCCATAATCCAATTGAAAATGCCATTACTAAGTCATCATTATAACCCTTCATAGCTTCAGCTCTACCATTCATATAAATAAATGTAAATAACTCATCTATCAAACGAGTAGAACGAACCACAACCGATTTTTCTCTAAAATAATCAGTTAATTTAGATATAATTAAAGGTCTAGTCTTAGATGTTGTTGAAAATCCAGCTACCAGTCCTCTATCCTCAGCTCTATATTTGTTTGTCATTTGGTTTTCAACATCAATATACTTCAAATCCTTACTCATATAGAATAGATTTTTATATCCCCTATCAATAACTTGCTGAATTGTTGCCCAACCAATGTTTGCGTTCTCCACTACAAGTAAAGCATCGTTATATTCCGTTGAAAGAGATACTAAGAAGTTTCCAAAATCTTTAGTATCCACTTTACCTTTATATTCAGCTACTTGAGTTGCGGTTACAATATCAAATACATGACAAGTAGAATAATCGGCGCCATCTCCCCTGGCCACATCGGCCACAACCATATATGATTTGTTATAATCCGCATGTTCCCATTTCCAAAGGTTTCCATCAAATCCACCTTTCTCAATTGGTTCCTGAATATATGTTTCTTTATAAAACATTAGGGTTTCGGGTTCAATTACAGTTTCACCAGAACTTACAAAGTCGCAATCACACTCTTGTGCTGCTTTCTTTATTCCTAATAATTCTCCTTGCTGGTCTCTCCATTTTTGGTCTCTTTCAGGATGAACTGTCCAATGTAATCTGATTGTGTTGAATGGATTTCTACTTTCCTCAGCTCCTAACCAAGTTTGGTGAAACCAATTACCCACACCATTAGGAGTAGATAATGCTATACAACTACCACCCGTAGATAGAGTTGATTGAGCTGCCACCCAAATCTCATCGATATCATCAATGAATGCGGCCTCATCAAATATAAGAAGTGATAAGGCTTCCGAACGTCCTGCATCAGGAGATGAAGCAATAGCCTTAATTTGAGAACCATTTGTTAAACGAAGGGAAAGCTTGTTATCTTCCATAGACCCGTTCTTAAGCCATGTAGGAAGCAACTCATGCATAACCCTTACCTTTGTTACTAAGTTCTTTGCAACATCTTGCTTTGTTGCAATAACCAATACGTTAAAATCCGAATTGAATATCATTTTCCAAAGTGCGTATCCAGCTGATAGGGTTGAGATACCAGTTTGACGTGATTTTAATACTATATTAAATCTATTGTTTGCAAATTGAGTTAGAGTCTTTTCCTGAAATGGAAATAAATGAAAAGGTATCTTACCTCTAACTGGATGCTGAATCATACAATACTTTTTCATAAAGTGAATCGGGTCTACCGCACACTTTTTGTATTCTTCTGCTATTATATCCTTTAGGGATTTCTTTTGTGTTATGCCTGTACTCATACTAATCGTTAAGTGGTCTTACTAAATCGTAATTTTTATCTTTCAATTTTTCGTAAGCTTCATTTCTTAGTTTTGTGGCTTGTTCAATCTCTCCTTCAAATTTAACAATCTCTAAAAGGATTTCTGCTTTAAGTTCTTCTACATCTCTCTCCATACTCCAAGTTTCAATCTTACCATCTTCTTGAACTACTTCGTATGTTTGTTTTGCATCTCTATAAGCTTGCTTAAACTGAGCAACTATATCATTACCATATGAAATCATATTAGAATATATCTTATAATCTTCATACTCTTTCCACAATCCATCAAATTCTATCTTAGCTTCTCTGATTTTAAGGCAATGTAAACAATATCCAGTTTTAGATATTAATTTTTTATCAACTCTACCTATTTTGATTGTTTTACAATTATCAGATTTACAACTATTCAACTTATCTAAATAAGCTCTAACTTCTTGCATTGTATCGCCTAACTCCGATGTTTGAACTTTACCAGCTTCCAATTGCTCCCAAGATTTACCAGTTTCATCAGTCCATTTTTCACCAACCCCTCTTTTTACCTTTTGTTTATCTGCCCCAGAAAATGATATTTGTGTGTTCTTTTCATATTCACCACCAGTCAATACCATATCTACCAACTTTCTACGAGTTGGATGCATAAACTTTTTATTGAATTCCTTTGCCATATTACTTACGATATATTTGTATATATAAGTATATCAAAATAAAGAAAACGATTATTTATCGAAGAAAATACCTAAAATTTGATTTAGGGGTGCGAATGCACCAGTTAATTTGTATGTGTTACCACCATAAACAAATACTATACCTTCGTTTGGTACAATCTTATCAAATCCACCGAGTGCATTTAGTCTAGATAATTCTAATTTTAATTTTTCAATTTTCTTAGGGTCACCACTTGCTTTTACTTGAGCTATTGTTGATTGTAAACGAGCTACCATTTGTCTTTTGGCACTATCAGGATTTACTGTAAGAACCGAATCCATAAAAGATAGTACATCAGCACCAACTCCTAAGAATATCTCCTCAAATCTCATTAGGTTTTGTTTTGATATCTTTTGTTGGTCTTGTTTATCAGTTTGTTCAGCCCAAGCTCTTAATTTATCATCAGTTATTTCTGCTATACGAAAACTCTTGTCACCAAAAGCCCATCTCTTTATTAATCCTATTTTTTGTTGATAATCTAACTTCTTAGCTTTCTTTTCCACAAAGTTAGTCCACCAAGCTTGATGATAATCGGCCACACCATCCGAATCATGTAATCCAAATTCAGATTGTAACTTAGAAATCATTCCTAAATATTTTCCTTGTAATTTTGAAAGGTTTTCTGATTTAGGAAGTTTATTCATTGGTGGTCCCTGTATTGTGTACTTTGATTGAACATGTGCATTTACTTGCTTAATCATTCCACCCAATATAGATGCCGCTTGTTGATTCTCACCTACAATAGTACCATCTACATCATAATCAAATGTACCATGAAATACTAATAGAGGTTGATTGTAAGGGATTACATTTACAGAGGTTGGATATATTACTTCCAAATTCATAAAAGAAATACCATCCTTAAATATCTTCTTACGTTGAGGTTCAGATAGAGCTGCAATTGCTTTGGATAAATCCTGCATAGCGAAGTTATAAGCATCAGTTAATCCACCTCTACCAGCAAACTTATCTGCTACCTGTCCTATTGTCATAGCACCAGCTCCTTTGTTCTTTAGATGTGATTTATTACGAGCCGCAACCAATCTACCATTTACCCAACTAACTGCCAACGCTTGTCCATCAGTCTTCTCTCTTGCTAATTCCAAATCACCATTTAGGGCTCTTACTACAATTTGTTTTAAATCACCAAATGTTAAACCCATTTCAATATCAAATGGATGTGCCATATGTCCGTAAGCTCCACCTTCTAATAATAATGATTCGTTTACTGATTCTTTCTTTAATGAATCTATTTGTTTTTTAATTTTATCTATCTCAACTCTAACTTTCATTTGTGCCGGAGAGTTTGGCATCATCTTAAAAGCCTTATTATATAATACTACAAGTTCTTTCTCTAAATCTTTCAATCCTTCGTTTGTTGTATTTTCTATTTTAGCTAACTTATCGTAGTATTCCAAATCTTCCCATAAATGGTCCATAGCTATTTCAGTTGCAATACGAACATCAGTTGTGTGTTCCATTTCAACTTTAATACCCTGCATTAATTTAGGTTTTATATATTCTGCGGCATATTGTTTTGGGTCATAGTATCCTTTCTCATCATACTTTTTAGCCAAATCAATTATAGTTTTACCTTTTGCCAAACCACCAGGAATTTTATCTTCATCAATCTCCTCATATCCACTCATACCTTTGTTGTTAAGTTTTTTACTAACCTTCTTAACATCATCAGCTTTTGGTGCTCCATTAATATATCCACCCGGCAAACTCAAACCTACACCAGCTCCACCACCAAGTCCCATCTCATCTAATATAGAATCAAAATCCGAAACTATTTCTTTAATATCTTCTTTTGATATTATTGTATCTTTTTGATTGTCAGGCATTTCCCAGAATCTTTTAGGTTTATCTATTACTGTATTTGGTTCGGTTTCTTGCCAATCTTCAACAGTATGAGGGTCATCGGCTGGATTTAATGTACTTTGTGTTACATTCTTAAGTTTATAATAAGCTTTTCTAAATTGAGTTTCGGTATCTTTTGATTTACCCCTACCTCTCATTGTATCTGCTTTAGGAGTATCTATTTGAGTATAGCCACCTTGCTTATACCAACCTTCAGGCTTAGCTGTGTTTAATATTCTAGGCTGTCCATCTGCCGTAAAAGATGTGTCAGGCTCAGCCGTTCCGCTGAAGCCAGCGTTTGATGCGGCTTCTTTTAAATTTTCTTTTTTAGCAATTCGGAATGTTACTGCTTTTTTGCCATTGATTGTTGGCATTCCCCACTCATCCTCACCTATTGATTTAACAAGTACTTTTTTGTTTTTGAATTTGCCCATTAACAAAGTATCACCAACTTTTACGTTTAGTTTAATTTCTTCGTTAATACATTCTTTCAATCCCTTTAACTTAAGAGTAATTAATTTGAATATTTGTTCATCAAACTTTGGATATGCTTTTGTGAAGTTTTTCTTTCTATCAGCAGCGCTACCAGCACTTAACCAATAACGAACATCAGTGCCACTAATAGGATTTGCTGTTGCTGGTGAAGCGTAAACATATCCTTTATCCAAATAACCAGCCTCAACTTTACCTTTATATGGAGTAAAGTATTTACCACTTAAACGATTTTGGTCTTTCTCACCAACAACAACTATTAAACCAGTTGTATCTGAATCATACTTCTTTAGTATTTCTTCAGGCGCATATGGATTTTTAATATTGGCAATTTTGTTTGATGGAATACCAAACATAGTTGTCATTATTACTTTCTTTTCCTTAAAATTAAATGGAGATTTCTTTGAATCGGTAACATTAGAAGTTCCGATATACACACTATCCTTACCGAATTTGCGTACTAAATTTTCATAAGTTGCGTAGTGTCCCTTATGAAATGGTTGAAAACGGCCCGAATAGACAACAACTACTTTGTCCATTTGAGCCGCTTCTCCCAATATTGTTTCTATTAAAAAGTTTGATAATTCGTTCATTATATAGTTGTTCCTATATAAATATTCGATATTATTGTTTTACTACTTTCATACCACTAGGTTGAGCTTGCTGTTCAGCTTGTTGCTTTCTAGTAGGTGCACCTGGTTGATATTGAATTGTACCATCTTGTACATTAATTCTACCTTGTGGATATTTTTCATCCAAAGCTTCGAATATTTCTTTTAATTCAAGACTAGTAGCTTTAAGTTCTTCTTCATCTTTCAATAAAAAATCATCCAATCTAACTAATTCGTCTTGTATTTCTCTTTTTCTCATGTAGATTTGTCCGAATTCATTAATAATATTTGCAGATTTTTGATTTAAATCTGTTATACTTTTTAGTACGGTTTCATCTAATTTTGCAATTTCAATTTCAATTGTTTGCTTTTCTGGGATGTTATCTAATCCTGCCATAAATTTTTATTTTTATTGTTTATATATATAAGTATATGATTTTTTTCTTTTTATAAGAATTTTTCCAATTCTTTTATTACCATTTCTGAAGTTATTGATTTTGTACATTCAAACTGTCTTTCAGTACCTTTGTGGTCTGGACACCAATTCCAATCACCGGGATCTAATCTAACTCTATTAAAACAACCCTCACATTTTCCTTTGGGTGCTGCAATTCTTATACAATCTTTCATCTCAGCCCAATCATATGAGAATCCACTAATTAGTACAGTTGGAACTTTCAGTCCCCAACTCAACCAACTTAGTCCACTACCTATACCAATAAATGCTTTTGATTTTAACATTTCATCCATAACTAATTCTAAAGGACCGTTTGGATGTTGTATTACTCCGTTTGGTAATTTGTTTCCCATATAATCATCACCTTCTTTTGAAAGTAATTTTACTGTATATCCTTTTTCTTTTAACCAATTAACTACGTCCTGCCAACCAGTGGGATTATTCCAAAACTTAGATTGAGCCGTTCCAAATACACCAATACAAACTTGTTTAAGATTTGGGTCTATATATGGGTTTCTTTGTTTTATTTTAGGTTTAATCTCTATATAATCCAATCCTAAAATATCAGTACACATTTTTTGCATTGTTTGATATTTTGGGTCTATTGGATTTTTCAAGCCATTTATAGTACTATCATCATTATAAAATAATCCAATACTATACATTGCGTATAATTCAGTAACGTTTGTACCAGGAGTTACAAATTCAATTTCAGGATATTGCTCTTCAAACATATCATTCATAAATGTAGATGTTACTACTTTACAATTATGTTTTTTTCTAAATTCTTCCACATATGGAAACCAAGATAATGAATCACCCAATGCTCTTGAATCTAATGAAATATAAATTCTTTTATCGGTTGGATTATAAATGTACTCATACCATAATTTATTATTTTCATAAATTAAAATTTTCCATTCTATAAAATATTCAATATTACACTTACACCAGCAATTGTTTCCTATTGTAGTTGAGAATTTAATTTGCCCAGTTTTATTATCAATAAATTGAACTTTGTACTCTGCTTTTTTATTACCTTTTATTTCTAAAAAAGCACCTTTTACAAAATTAATAATTACTCTATTATCAACATTTACAATTGGATTTGTATTCTTTTTTAAATTATCGTATATCATGTATTCCAAGTTTTAACTGTTAAATCTAATAATGAATATCCTTCCGCTTGTTTACTATACATTTTGTTAGTTGTATAACGAGGTCTTGGATGATTGTGAAAAACGTGATTAAACCAAAGGTCACCAACATCCCAACCACAATCTATAAGTCTATCTGCCCACCATTGCTTTTCTCTATTAGGAATTAAGTAACAATGTGCTAAGTCTTGATTTGCAGCAGTCTTTGAAAATAACTCATCTATTTTTTCTTTACTTCTTGATGGGTTATCTGCAAATGAAATGAATGGCACATTATCTCTCTCTGATAAGAAACATGCTCTATGTACTATTTCAACAAATTCTTCCAAACCCGTATAAATAAAAGCATCTGCTTCAAATATTAAAGTATAATCAAAGTTTTCAGTATCCATAGTTTCCAATGCTCCTCTATGTGCTAAATAACAACCATAGTGTCTACCAGTCATCCAACCCAAACCAGCACCAGGGTATAACTCACCCGGCTTATTATCTTTACTTATATGTTCAGGCCTTCTACAATTTTCAGCTGGAGCAAATCCTTCATACACTTCATTTACAATTGGTTGATATACCATTCCGTATTTCTCTAATTGCTTAAGAGATTGGATACTAACCATCTCTCTCATATCATCTGGTCTAGTTAATAGATGTTTTACCTGAATGCGAGGTTTCTTACGTTTCCAATTTCTAAATCCTAATGTACATTGATTATAAAAGAATTCATCTACTGCTCTGGTAACGCCAGGAAAGAAACTTCCACCATAGTCATCACCACTAATAGTTCCACCTGGTTTTACTTTATTATACCAATGGCGAATATCATCATTCACATCTTCATAACTATGCCCAGCATCTAACATTATATAATCAATACTACTATTTGCAAATTGATTAGCTGCATTGTGTGATGTATCTTTAATTATTTCAAATTTATTATAATTGTTTGATAGGACTGTGTTATCTATAAATTCATAAAATATATCACCATTGAATGCTCCAACTATATTTTGATGTAGCTCCTCATCATCAGTTCCCTTAAATGTATCAATGGTTACAAACTTAATATCTTTTTTAGATTCTTTTATTTTTGTTGTTAAATAATTTGTTGATTTACCAAACCACGTACCAACTTCAACAAAAGTATCACCATCTTTAGCTTCTTCAACAAATTCATTATACAACCCATCGTAAGAAAACCAACCAGGAATTTCATTGAAATCTGGCTTAAGCGTATCTAATATAATTTTCTTAGTTGCTTTTAAATCATCATCAATATAAGTTACCAATTGATTATTATCGTATGTATCTAAGTATGTGTGGAGTTTTCTAAATATAGATGGAAGTTTGTAACTCAATGCTTCTTTAATTGAAAGAGGATTTAATTCTAATTTAGAACTAAAATAAAACATATCACTTGCAGCATAAAATGTATCAACATCATCACGCTCTCCCCATATAACACAATTTTCAGGTTTGTGTTTCATCAATGGCGCCCAATAATGTTCAAAGTTTCCAGCCTGATTTCCTACAAAGTGAAATTTGATTTTATATTTTTCTAATTGAGTTGCTAATGCAAATATTTCACCTTGATTTTTACCTGGCGCAAATAATCCAACATTAAGGATATGTTTCCAATCTGATTCAAACCCTAATTCTTTTTGTGCAGCTTCCTTATCAAATTTGTATTCTTCTATTGGGTATTCCCATAATTGGGTTTCAACTCCAGTATGTTCAAACTTTTGTCTACTCCATTCCGATACTAAAATGTATCTATCTGGATGATATGATATTTCAGATGGATTTGTAAATGAACCATGTGTTGATGCTATTATAAAATAGTTTCTATCTTTTTTAAAGATTTGGTCTAATATATTTGTTGCTAAATCAAATTGTGGTATTTCCTGAAAGTGTATGATATCTGGGTTAAACTGATTTATTACATTCAGTATTTCTGATTTATCATCACCCAATGTATGAACTTCTACTAATGATTTTATTCTATTCTTTTGAACAACAAAAGCATTTCCACCACTATTGTTTATTTCAACAACTTGGATATCAAAATCTTTAATAAAATGCTTTACCTGCTTATATAGATATTGTGGTTGCCCTCCCGTAGATAAGTGCGGAGCAACATAAAGTAACTTCTTTTTAGACATATTTTATTAATTGTAACAAATATACAAAATAATTCTCAAACTACCAAATTTATTTTATTGGCCGTCATCAAATATAACAATACCCTCCTTTAAATCAATTTCTCCTTTAGGATATTTAGTTTCTAATCCTTTAAGAGTTTCATTTAAACTGGTAACTAATTCGTCATATTCAGCTTCAATCGATGATACAAATTCTTGCATTCGTTTCTTTTCAGCCTCCAAATCTCTAAGTCTAATGTGAAATTCACCTAAAACATGTACTTGTTCTGCTGCTTTGTTTTGCAAAGAAGTTATTGTTGCTACCACTTCTTGCTCTAATTTTTCTGTTTTTTGTGCCATAATGTTATTTTATATATATAAATATATAGTTTTTATATTTTCGAAGAACTTATATATGCTTCCAAAGCTTCCACTTTATCCATTAATATTTGAACTGCTTTTGTTAATGGAACTACTAATTTATCATAAGCTATTGTATCGGTTTGAACTTTACCATCACTAAAACCATATACTAAATACTTTCTTAATTCAGGATCTTCATCTAACCATTCTGCAATAAATCCACCCATCTTACCAATATATTCTTTTGCGTTTGGCATTGGATATGTTTTTGAATAATCCTCATCACCATTGGTTTCCATTGTTGTAGTATTAACTATATTCAATGGAGTAAATAAAACAGGTCTCATTTTTTTTATAGTATCATACGCAGAATCTGGATATGGTTCAATAGCCCTTTTAATTCTTAACGTAGATGATGTATCATATATTAATTCTCTTCCCGTAATACCTAATTTGGTATTGGGTGATGCAATTCTCAATCTTGCAGCTGCAACATTTGTGTTTTGACCTGGGAAGTTTGAACCAATTAAACAAGATTCAGCACCACCACCTACCTGATTAAGACCCATACGAATACCACCACTATTTGTATTATCTGTCCCAATCCATCCACCAGCTACTCTAAAGTTATTTCCTGTACCAGATAGGTATATATCACCATCTAATACTTCAATTGCTCTACCACTTGCATTTGAATTTGTAATTCTTAATGCAGGGTATGCTTTATCCGTTTTAATATCAACTATTGGCTCAATAATAGTTCTTTTTATTTTAACATAGTTGGAACTATCTGCTATAACTAACATCCCATCACCACCAATTTCCATTTGGTCTAGTTGTACAGTAAGTGATTGAGCTTGTGCATTTATATTACCAGCAAGAGTAACCGTGCCTGTCAATATATTTCCATATGTAATTAATGTTGTAAAAATATAATACGTTCCTGCATTTGGGAATGTTATTGTTTTTGAATATCCGCTGTTGAAAACAAGACCGACACTATCATTATTTAATTCTAACACGCCGTCGGGATAAGCTAATGTAAAGTTGTCTATTTGAGTTCCGGTAAAATTGTTTGTGGTCCAAATTTCTGAAGTCAACCACATTTCAAAGTCTCCTGAGAAAGATGAGTTTGATGTTGCGGTTAAAGTATTCGTAGCTCCCCAATTTAGTGTTGGAATAGTGTATGTTCCAGCCGCAGGTACAGTAATGGCAGCCCCCGTTGATACATATTCATTAATTCCAGGACTTGAGGAAGTTAAAACAACAGATGGACTAAAATTTTGGATGGGAGGGTCTATACTCACACCAGTACCAAATGCACCAGCAGGGTCTGATATATTTGCTTGTCTTATTTCTACTCTTTTTGCACCACTACTATTGAAAATTTGCAATGCTTTTTGGCTGGCATTTAATACAATAGAATTTGTAGTATCTCGGAAATTACCATTTTCAACTAACCAGTTTCCTATTTCAGAAACCTCATTTGCATCAGTAATAATTTTTCCTCTAATTTCCAATGTAAGATTATCCCAATAAATGTATGGGTTACCAGGAGCCACATTTCCTCCAAATCTAAATTTTCCATCTTGTTGCAAGTAGAAACCTGGGTCAGTTCCAGTTGTTAATGTTGATGCTCCGGTACTTCTTATAAAGCCATTGGTTAATCCATCAGTACCAATAACCAATCCGTTATAAATGTTAGCATCTTGTGCTAATAAAACATCAGTTGCAACCGAACTAAATTGTGCACCAAATGCAGCCCAATTGGTATTTGACCCATCGACAGTTGGAGTTCCCCAAGCTGACCCAGCTTGGCCATTCAATGCTGTGTTATTAACTAAATAAAAGGCGCTACCAGCTCTAACAATATCCTTTCTAGTTGGTGTGTGAAAATAAAGTGTACTAGTTCCAAAATTTCCTCTGAATGAAACACCAGGACCTGGACCACCTGCAGTTCCAGATGAACCATTAGCACCATTCGTACCACTAACACCAGATGTACCACTAACACCAGATGTACCAGCTGCAGCAAACACAGTCCATCGATTGGTTGCATTTGGTGGGAATCCAGTATCAATGTTTGTATTGTTAGTAGATGTGTGAGTTGCTGAATTTATATAACTAGCCCCACTATAAGTTGCCGTATCATTTGGATAATATGTTACACCACTTGCCCAAGCTCCTCTAAAACTTCCTTCAGGAACACCAGGCTCAAGTTGTCTAATAGCACCAACTATTGTTAATGTATCACCATCCCAAAACATACCTTTCCCAGATGTAGATGTTGTTTTTATTGAGAATCTACCAGATGTACCAGAACTTCCATTTTCATAAATTCCTAAGAAAATACCAGGTCTATCATATCCAATTACACCCATTGTATTAGTTGTACCAGATGTTCCAGCAGTTCCTACGGTTGCGTTTTGTCCAATAGCGATATATGGGTCAGGTCTACCTCCAGCTAACACAATATTTGCAAACCCACTCGTACCATCTTTAGTACCAACGTTAATTGTACTCTTAACATACGATTCTTCAAATATTGCAATCTTAGCTGCTACAAAGAATTCTTCTTCTCCCAAATACTGCCAATAAACAGTATCAGAATCAGGAACAGGAGTTTTGAAGTTAATTAAATTATATCCAGCTGGTGGAGTAGTTCCAACATAGTATCCAGTACTACCAGGGACTATTGTTGGATTATTATATGTTTTTGGTCCACTACCACTAACAGCTGCATAATATTTTGTTGTACCAGGAACAGGACTATATATAACCGCATCTCTACGAGAATTACTTGTTTGATGAGAACCTATATAATCAGTCTCAGGTGACCACTCTCCTCTCATTACTATACCTGGTCCAACATTTCCTTCATATTGAATTGATAAAGATTGTGTCTTAAAGAATGTTTGTCTACCTTCGCAATCTATTTGATATACAATGTTTACACTAGAATTTTGCTCAGGATTTGTCCAAGACGTAATTCCAGCGAAAGTAGCTGGCGTACCACTAATAAATTTGCCCGCATATGGTTCTGAGATACCAGCCAATTTAACAACACCGTCAGGAGATATCGAAGAAATACTAACTCTACATCTATCCTTTGATAGTCCCGTAACACCATATGCATCGGTATCAGTACCTGGCATTGTTGCTGTGTTTACCAATTCCGTTGCACCTCTATAAACTCTAATTACGTTTGATGTTGAAGTAAATTCCAATTCACCAGAAACTCTATAAATTGCTGATGAATTTTCATTTTCCATCTTTACATCATATGGTGCCGGCGGTGTAAATTGTACTGCTATTGATTGAGTTACAAATTGAGTCTGTCTAGCCAATGGTCTTACCAATGGATTTGTACTGAATCTATCTCCCTCAAAATCTATTCTATATACAATTTGTCCACTTTTATTTGTAGCAGGAGAAGTCCAATCAACTATATTTCCAATTGTTGCTGGATTTGTTGTGGGAGTAGGGAATACAGTTGCTTGATTAATCCAAGCATCTTTATAAACTATGGATGCCGATGAATATCCTAATACACCAATAGGGTCATTATTAAAATCCAAATCATTTGGGTCATTTGGTAATGGTAATGGATTTGCATTTATTAATTGTTGATTGCCATTAAATGTGGTAATCTTCATACCAGTTCCAGCAAATTGAGTTGTCCATAAATCTGCAGTTATAGAAGTACTTTCATTTGATGCTACTAACTTATACGCATCAGCCCCAGCCTTCATACCAGATATTGTTAATTGAGCTTCTGCTCTATATGGATTTAATGTTGGTGATTGATACGGATTACCATCGGTTAATTTAACTTTATATGTTTTTATTGTGTCAGGACCAATATCGTTATAGTTTACATCCGGTAATGTAAATGTTACGGGGTTTGTACCATTATCTCCTTGAAATGTAACTTCTCCAGATTCAGAACCATCAGGAGCTATATCAGATATTGTAAGGAATACTCTATCAGCAGATGATGTTGTATTAAATGCTGTTGCGGATAATATAATTGGTTGAGATGATGCCGCTGATACTCTACCATTTCTATCATAATTTACCGTATACGAAGATGCTTTAAAATCAATACTACGAGCTTTTGGCGGAGTTACATTTTTTGTAAATGTTTGTGTTCTTGTATAGATTGATGAAGTTGGTTGATGTCCGGCTCCCAATGCGTAAGGATATACTTGAATCGTATAAACTGCACTTGCCGAAACATGTGGAAAATCAAATCTATTATAAGTTACGGTTCCAGTCAATCCAGACAAAGATGAAGATGATATTGAACCAGTTCTTATATTCCAAACATTACCACCTCTCGTTTCAATTGAATTGATTGTGTATGTTCCTTTTCTAGCATCAGCATTTGCAAAAGATTGAGTTGTTATTAATTTTAAAAAATCATCACCCTCTCTTACTTGTAATGTTGTATTAGCTGGTGCATATCCAACGGGTGTAATAAATCCAACTTCATCAGCAGTTAATGTTGAGTTTGCAGGAGATATTATTATTTGAATTGGCTGCGGTGCATCTAATACTTTAGTATAATTAACAGTTACACTTGCTGTATAAATTGAAGATGTATAGTATGGATGTATTATTAATGGATATTCAATACTTCCACTTAAATCTCTAAGATTTGATGAAGCACTTACTATTAAAGATGCTGTATATGGTACTCCAAATGATGATGTAAATTGTACATTTCCAGCTTTAACATTTCTTTCTATTATAGATGCAGTTGCTATGTGGAATGTACCATGTGTACTTAAATCATTTGGTACTCCCGCACTAGCACTAAAAGCAAGATATCTAGAACCTTGCTTTAATTTAATATCAGTAATAGATGGTCTAAAATCATTGACTGTACCTCTTGAGTTTGCTGCGAGCGTTATTGCTATTGGATTTACTTCAAATACAATACTTTCATCACCTTGCTTACCTTCAGGTACAATTGTAAATGTTTTATCTAAACTAACCGAAGCCGATGTCCAAGGTTCAGTATATGTAAATGTTAGTGTTAAGTTTTTACTTTGACTTAAAGGACTTCTTACATAATTTAAACCAGATGCGGGTTGTGATGGAATTATATGTTTATTTTCATCCCTTGCAACAACTGTTAAAGTTGGGTCTAAACTTTGTGTATGATAATATAACCAATATTCAGCAACCCAATCTTTGTTAATTGACATAGATGGATACACCTGAAACGATGATGTTACAAATGCTGTTTCAGCAGCTGCAGTTCCTCTCTTTGCAAAAGATGCAGTAGCAAATCCAAATGAAGGTCTGAATGTAGTTTCGGTTCTTGGATTTATTGTAAAAGAATCCGCATTGTAAGTAACAGTACCACTATCCAAACCATCTTGCAAATCCTCTAATATAATAGATGCTACAACAGAACCGGAAGTTTCATATGCAGGTCCAGACGCTGCGGAACCCGAAGATATGATATATATTGTTCTTCTAAAATCAATTGAATCTCTATTAAACGTTGCGTTATAATTTATCTCACCACTACCCAATGAACCAGTAGTTAATCCGTATATATATTTGCTTGATGATGCATACGCTAAGTTTACAAACTTTTCAGCGCCATCAACTGAACGAGATATAATATGCAATTGTTTATCAGGCCATCCCTTTTCAGGCTTAGTTGTACTACTTAACTCAATATCGTTTATACCATCAATTCTAACCGCTTGAACTTCCAATGAAGAAGTACTACTATTTCTTATTTGAGTTCCTCTATATGGTCTAATCAAATAGTTTACACCACCAAATCCATCCAATACCCTAGTGAATATTACTGTGTCAGTAAATCCTTCAACTTCTCCCGTAATTTTAACTAATTGAACAGTCTTATCTAATCTAGAACCAGTAAAGTTACCAACTGTCATTGTTGGTGCATCTGATGTAATATCACTTAATAGACCAGGAAATCTACCGGATGCAGTGTAATCACTATATGTTAATTCAACTCCATCAAAATCAAAAGATTGAGATGTATATGTTACTGAGCCAGTTAATAAATTTTTTGTTACCGTAAAACCAACCACAGTAGGTGGAATTGGTTGAGAACCAGAATCAAATTGAAATGATAATGACCTAGGATTAAATACCAATCCTTTTCTTAACTCTTGTAAATTACCACCATCAAATGTTTTAGTTTCTTCAACCAAAACAGGAATATAATTGTTATTTATATCATAAAATTCAAATCTATATACAAAAGTTTCTACCGGTAGGATTCTAGGAACAGATTGTATAAATGTAATTTCATCTGGCGAAAACGCTGTTTCTTGAGATGCTTTTAAACTAACCTCAGATATATGCCAATCATTTCCATTTACATCAAAATATAATCTAGCATTATCTATTTGTTCAGCTTTTATATTTTCGGTAATAATTTGTTTTTGAAGTAAAGCATTTTGAGTATCTAACCTTACTATACTTTGTTTGATTTGAAGCGTAGATGGAGAACCATTTATAGTTGTTTGCCTAGAACCACTTAAGTACGCTTCAATATAATTGTTAGTATTTCCTATCGTTTCTTTTCTTACATTAAAATTTAATGTATATTCAATATCTTCATTTATATTTAAAGATTTTGTTGTAAAGAATTTTTGAGTTCCAACAGTACTATTTAATTTTATAGAATCAAATAAAAATGTTTGGTTAAATGAAGTTATTAAATTATTTGATGATGTTACCCAATATTCTTTATAATTGTTGGCATCAAATAAACCATAGTTCTCTTGGTTTTTTATTTGAGATTCCAAATCAACTAAAATCTCATTTGATTCTAATTGTATTTCTTGAACAAATTGAAAATCAGATAAATCGGTTGTTGATTTTCTAAATATTCTAACTCTAGCACAATCTCCAACAAATGTGGTTAAATCAGTTATATTTATTTTTGCAAAAGAACCAGTCAATGCTGTTTTTAAATTATCAACTCCTTCGGTATAATTAAATGTAGCTGTGTATGGTTCTGATTCTATATTTGCAACCAATCCATTTTCAGTATAAGGTGGTTGTATTAATATTTCTCTAGAATTAACTATTTGAGTTACCAATGGTCTATATGGTACAAGTGGTGCCGCACTTCCAAGTGGTGAAGTTGGGTCTGGTACTAATAAATTTGTTTCCAAATAAGTTCCAACCATAGAACCTGTCCAAAATGAGTTACCAACAGTTTCTAAAAGATATGTAGTTGGTGATGTATAATTTGATAATAAAGTACCAGCAACTGGATTTTGTGCAATACCATTTATAATTCCACTTTGTGTTTTTGGTGCAACTACATTTGAAAATATTGGTTTAACTATTTCAGTAATATTAACTATCGGTCTACGATAGAATCTTACCTTATCTTCATTTGAAAGTAATTTATTAATTTTAAATTCCCTCTCCCACTTAACATTATAAATACCTGCCCATTCATCTGGAATTGGTTGTACGATGCCATCAGCATCTATGTAAGTTTTTAATTCGCCCAATATGGTAATTTTCGCATTACCAATTGGAGTATCTTCATATATGTAAACGGCAATAACTTTTGACAATCCCTCATAATATTCAGGCACACCATTACCTGGTTCAAAATAAATTGGGTTACCATCAACATCTAATATTTCTATTTTTATATCTGTACTCTCTTTTAGATACTCAGAGCCTTCAATTAGAAATCCGTTCTTACCACCAGTAAAAGATTCTTTGAATTCAGTAATTCTAAAATACTGCGAATTTGGATTAGAATCTAAAACAAATGTTTGGTATATTGTTAGTGGTTGGGTTAGATTATCTGCGAATTTTTTTATTCTTGCCATATATGATTCCTATTAATTATTAATAAATATTGAGTTTAATATTTATAATTACTAAAAACTAAAGAAAACTAAAGAAAACTAAAGAAACGTTATGAAGAAGTACGCAATGATACAAATAGATGCTGAAATACACCAAGCATTAAAGGAATTTTGTAAAGAGAAAGGATATAAGATAAATGGGTTAGTAGAAACCCTTATAAAAGAAAAGGTGCAGTCTTTGAACAAGACCACACCTAAAAATGTATTACCGGTTGTTAGAAGTTAATCTTACTAAAACCATCTATTTTTTTAATTTCAATAAGACCATCCACAATATCTCTCATTTGCTCTAAGTGAGAAATAACCCAAATGAAATCAAATTGAGTTTTAAGATATTGCATCATCATAAAGAGCGATGATAGATTATCTGCATCCAATGTACCAAATCCTTCATCTATTACTAAGAAGTTAGGCCTAGGCAGGTTGCATATGTTAATTAGAGCCACTCTAATCGCTAATCCCGATATGAACTTCTCCATACCACTACACATCTCTAAAGCCCATTCCTGGTCTTCGTAAACGATTTTAGCGTTAATGTTCTTTCCATCGGTATCCATTGATATTGAGAAATCAACCACTTGTCCTAATATGTTATTCACTTCGTTTTCAATTGCTGGAAGTGCTTTGGATATTAACTCATATGGTACGCCATCTTTCTTAACTGCATCCAAGTAGAATGTATATAATTGGTTTTTACTTTCCAATTCTTTTACTTCTTCCATCTTAGCTACCATATTGTCAATGTAAGTTTTTGTTGCACCTACCTCTGACATTAATTTCAACATAAGTTTGTTTACATCTGATATTTGTTTTTCAACACCTTGCTTCAATCTACGAACATTTTGAATTTGAATATCTAATGCCTGATTCTTTATAATTGTTTCTTCGTTATCATTATATCTTTTAATATCAGCGTTTACAGTTTCGTTTTGAGTTTGTAATAATTCAATTTTAGAATCTGCGGTTCTAATATCACCTTCCAATCTTTCTTTAACTATAACCAATCTTTTATGTTCATCAGTCCACTCTTTCCATCCTTTGAATTGGTCTTCAACTCCGTTTAATTCTCCCAATTGGTGTATTAAAGCACCATGTAAAATATTTAGTGTTTCTAATTGATTACCTTGCTCACCTAATTTCTTTTCAGTTTCCTTTGCATCCTTTACGAATACATTGTTCATACAAAAGTTACAATTAGGGTCATACTCATGCTCCGCTAAGTGTTCTAATTTCTCTTTATTAGAATCTATTGATTGCTCTAATAATTGAATTTGATGCAAGGTGTCTTTTATTTGTCCTTTAACTAAATTCAATTGAACTTGAGCTTCACCAATATCCGTACCATTAATAGTAACTTTTGATTCAACCATTTCGTTTGCTTCAAATACTAATTGTTTTGTTTCAGTTAGTTTTGTGGTTTTATCAAATTTAGCATCACCCCAAGTAGTTAAATCATCACCAATCTTTTTTAGTTTAGAGTTTAATTCATCTATATTTAGATTTCCTTGAATTGGTATTATTTGTTGAGATATGGTTACAATTTGTTCCTCTAAATCACTCTTACGAGTTTCTAATTCTAACTTCTCCGCATCCAAACTATCATATTCCTCTCTCTTTGAATTCAAGTCGGTTTCTTTTTGCGCTAATTCCGAAGTGAAGTCGGTCTTTCTGAAATTTCTGATAAGTGCATTCACATCTTTGATATCGTTGGTAGCAGTATCATACAGCTTATCAAATATATCCAATCCCATAAACTGAGCCATCAAATCCTTTCTCTCTGATTGTGATTTATCAATAAAAAGGGCGTTGTTAGCTTGTAGTGAAAGTGCAGTCATAATGAAATCCTCATATCTTCCTACATAGGTTTCAATGACTTGGTTTGTATCTCTACGTTCCGTTCCGTTAAGTGATTCCCGTCCACTATCTCCCTCTCTCCAAAAATCAACATCCACTTTTACGTTCTTTCCTTTATTGATTGTTCTACCTTCCCTACGAATACCATAAACAACTCCATCAACGGAGAATTCTAATTGGCAATGGAAATCTGATTTACGATTATTCATTATAGCAGATGCTTTGTAAGCCCTACTACACTTATCGAATAAACAAAATGAGATTGCATCGAATAGAGATGATTTACCTTGTGCGTTTGGTGCAAATAATCCCATCAATCCATTTACCTTATCAAAGTTGATTATATTTCTTTCTCCATATGAAAACATATTACTGAAATCAAACTTAATTGGTTTCCAGCTTATATTCCTTTGTAGTTCTGATGGTTGTATTCTACTATTAATGTCACGATTTATATTCTCAATCCCAGCCAAGTCCTCTTTGGTTACGAATGGCATCATACGTTCCACATACTCCCCTATTAAAGAGTTTTGATGGTTTATATCACTCACACTATCTACTTCCAACCTTGCTTCTCTATCGTTGGTTTTCTTCTTATTGAATGTATCCGTTCTAATGATTGTAAAGTCCTCCACACCATACTTTGCCGTAATATCAGCCATCATTCTTTTAGTATCTGCGGTATCCGTATTAGTTACCCTCACTCTTAAACGAGGGTACAACGGCATATCAGTTACATCCGGCACAATACCGCCATCAACATCCAAAGTATAGTATCCATAATCGTTTTTGATATCAACTTCCTCATAGGTCATTGTATCTAAATCCCAAACTAAGAATCCGTGCTTGTCTAATGTCTCACCAAAGTTTTGTTGTACTAAAGAACCAGCATATACCACCTTACATCCGCTTGGTGATATCATTTCTTGTCTTTTATGGATATCTCCTAATAAGGCTAAATCATATCCATCAAATATATCAGTTGTGAAGTGTCTACTACTAACTACATACCCTACATCGGTTGTAGAGTTATCAACAGGTCCGTGAAATAGTGCAATCTTTTTATTTCCGAATAATGTATTAGCTTTAGGCCAATTATCTTTGTTATCAAATATACTGAATACTGCAAAATCAACATCTCCGATTCCGTAAACTTGCGTATCTTTTAAATACGTTAGGTTTGGTAACTTCAATGCATCAACGATTGGAGTAAGTACATCCATTCTGTCCGAATTATTCATATTACAATCGTGGTTACCAGCGATTACAATTGTAGGACATAGTTTGTTACATTCCGTAAACAACCAACTAATCTCACTTATCAATTCAGGACTCATTTCCAATTTAGCATGAGCGATATCACCAGCTAAGTAGATAATGGAATCTTCCGTTCCTCTTTTTTGTATTTCCTCAAACATTGAGTAAAATACTTGTCTAAACTCTTTGTGTCTTTTGATATTACGGATGTGTATATCCGCAATGTGATAAATTCTCTTTAACCTCATATATTATTTAGTTTGGATAGAACTAAGTCATCCCATCCAGTTTGTTTTGCTCCTTTTAATAATTCCGATACTGCTTTGAAACCCATATCCCCAGCATCTTTTCCAGTTGGTATAATATTCTTTACATTGATACCATTCTTTATAAAATAATCAGTATGCTTTGTTGAATCCGTAATAGCATCCGAATCTAAAAGTATTGTTATATCTTTTACACCTTTCTCAATAATCTTATTTTTTAATTTATTCAATAAGAACTTCCCAAGCAAAGGAATGCAATTTCTCTTAACTGAAAATGAATCGAACACACCTTCCACCAATGTAATAGGTTCATTCCAATTGATTTGATTATCGAATACAATAACATCTCTATTAACCGGCGGATTCTTATACTTCATTCGTTCTTCTTTGTAATATGAACGAGCTACAAAGTAATTCAAGTCACCATTCTCATCATAGGATGGAACAATAACTCTACCAAAGTATAATCCTTCCGAACAATACCCAATATTGTATTTAACGATATCAGCTTGTGTAATACCTCTTTCTTTTAAGTAATTAATTGCTTGATTGTATTCAGGATTGAATCCTTTTGGCTTGAAGTGTAATTGTTTGAATTCTGATGGTAATTGTAACTTAGCTACATACTCATCTTTCTCAACTAATGTATAATCATCCTCACCATAGATATCTTTCAACCTATTGAGGTCTCTTATATCTACATTGAGTTTGCGAAGGAGGGATTGAATACTTCTACCCTTAGAATCACATACCCAACAGTGCCATCTTTGAGTATCTAAGTTTACTTGAAGTTTCTTTTTGTGGTGATTACAGAATGGACAATGATGTGCCTGTTCATTTCCTTTCAAAGATGAACCCACACCCAATGCGGTGTCCAAAATGTTAATGACCGTTAGTTTATTCTTCCCAGATAGCATAATTGGTATATTCTATACAAATATACAACTTTTTTGGGAATTATCCAAATTAATGATTGGAATTCTTCACATCGTAAAGAAAATCAATCAAAAACTGCATTTTTGCTACAATTGGTGCTTTTGGTTGGTTTGCATCCAACATTCCTTTAAGGTCTTTGATAGATGCAGCTGCAATCAATAGTGCATCATCTTTTGAGTTTAAATAAGCTTCGGAGATTCCGTACTTTTTTGAGATTTCAGGTATTGTCATAACTTTAGTTTATAATATCCCTACGGAAGAACTTTCCCATAAGGTTTTCGTTTATTGCTTGTTCGTTGGCTAGTACATCGTAATGAAACTGCCATTTAATTTCGTAATATGATAAGGATTTTTTGGAAAAGCAAAACTGGATAATCTCTCTTTCAAAATCACCAGCTCTACCTTCTTTTACTTCGGATTTAATCCATTCGTTTGATGAATAGTATTTCTCCCAATCGGAAGCACTTCTAACAACTCTCTTTCTAGTCTTGCCCTTAAGGGGCT